GGGAGGCGCTATTGGGGCCGTGCACCTCAGAGCGTCACCCCTGATGACGGCCCATACATCGTGCTCACGCGAATCGATGGCGTGCGCGACTATCACATGCAGGGCGCGAGCGGGTACGTCGCAAGCCGTGTGCAGATCGACATCTATGCACTCACTTATACGGCAGTGCGCGATACGGTGATCTCTGTCCGAAATGCGCTTTCCGGCTTCAGCGGTGAGTCTGCTGGTACAGACATCCAGGGCATTTTCATTGACAGCCAGCGCGATCTGTCTGCCCCGGATGCAGGCGAAGTGAACCACCTGTTCCGCACCTCCATCGANATCATCGTGCATCACAAGGAGACCTGAAATGACCGATGCCGCCATTGGCTACGGCTCTGAATTCCGNCTCGGGGACGGAGCCTCGCCGGAAACCTTCACTGCTCTTGCAGAGGTGATTAATATTACGCCTCCGTCAGACACAGTGGACATTATCGACGCCACCCACATGCAGAGCCCGAATAGGACGCGCGAGTCCATCGAGGGCCTGATTGATCCGGGCGAGTGCTCGATCGAGCTGAATTTTGTCCCAGGCGGTCCGGCGGATGATGCCATTCAGACGTGGAAATCTACTGGTGGCGTGAGGAACTGTCAGATCAAGTTCCCGAATGGCGTGACCTGGACCTTTTCCGGGCTTCTTACTGGCTACGAGCCGACCGTTCCGGTCGATGACAAGATGACCGCCACACTCACCATCAAGGTGACGGGATCGTATGTGGTTGGGCAGGAGTCCTAAGGCATGGCGAACCCTCATCGTGGCTCGGTCGCTCTTCAAGTGGGCGACCGGGCTTATACCCTGTCATTCTCGGTGAATGCGATCTGCGAGCTTGAGGATGCTCTCGGACAGCCGGTGGCAAAAATCGCTGCAGGTCTCAATGACTCTGAGAACGTGCGCATGAGCACAGTGCGCGCGATCATCTGGGCGGCACTGAGGGACCATCACAGCGAAGTCGACTTCAAAGGGGCAGGAGAGATCGCCACCGAAGCAGGAATTCCAGCCTGCATGGAAGCGATCGGCAAGGCATTCAATCTTGCATTCCCGGAGGCGAAGGAAGACGCCCGCCCTCGGAAGGCGAAGGCCTGAACCCGCTCGACGCCTTGAAGATATGGGTCGAGGCAGGACAGGACCCTTCGCTTTTCTGGCGGCTCACCTATCGCGAAATAGACGTCATCCTCGCAGGCGTCAGCGACCGGCTAAAGCGGGAGCACAACGAAAGGGCTTGGCTTGCTTGGCACACGGCGATGATAGGGCGGGTGAAGAGGCCGCCCAAGCTGAAAGACATGATGCATGGAGCCGCAAGGCCAAGACGCCGGCAGACGATTGAGGAACAGATTGCTATTGCCAAGCAGTGGACAGCAGCAATCGCGAGGGCGCGTTAGTCCCCGGCGAGCTCGAAGAAACTTTTTCATGGTGATGTAATGGCCTCTGCTGTTATTGGTGCTCTCAGGGTCAATCTTGGGATCGACACTGCCGCCTTCTCGGATGGCCTGAAGAAGGCCGAGAGCAGCCTGAAGAAGTTCGGCGCGATGGTCCAGAAGGGCCTTGTGGCTGGTGCTGCTGCTGCGGGTGCCGCCCTGACAGGCCTTGGCGTTGCCGTAAGGAGCACCATCAACGCCGCCGATGACATGGCTAAGTCGGCACAGCGTTTCGGTATACCGATTGAGGAGCTGTCCCGGCTGAAATATGCCGCCGATCTGTCTGGCGTCTCATTCAATGAGCTCGGGACTGGTGTTCGCCGCCTGTCCCAAAACATGAGCGACGCGGCTCAGGGCACAGGCGAGGGGGCTAAAGCTTTCGAGCAGCTCGGGATTTCCGTCACTAATGCGGATGGGACGCTCAAGTCCGCCTCTGAGGTGATGGCCGAGATCGCGGACCGCTTTGCTGCTATGCCAGACGGTGCGGAGAAAACTGCGCTCGCCATGGATCTGATGGGGCGCTCGGGCGCCAACATGATCCCTATGCTGAACGGCGGGGCCGAAGCGCTGAACAATCTGATGGCTGAGGCCGACACATTCGGCCAAGTCTTCACAGCAGAGATGGGTGCCCAGGCCGAGGCATTCAATGACAACCTTTCCAGGCTGACAGGCACACTTGGCGCTCTGACAGCACGCATTGCCGCAGACCTCCTGCCGCATCTCGTGCGCTTTACCGACTGGCTGGTCGAGAATGCCCCTGCCATTCAGCGGTGGGCCAATGTCGTTATTGAGCAGTTTGTTATCTTCGGGCAGAACCTCGCCCAGCTGAAAACTGAGATTGACAACATCATTGCCGCGTTCGTGGCCTTTCGAGATGGCGTTACCACGGCAGTCAATGAGGTTGACGCGACCTTGCGCGCATGGTCGGAGCAGATCATCGGGATTTTCGCCGCCATTCCTGGGCAGATGATGGAGATCGGCCGCAACATCATTTCCGGCCTGTGGCAAGGCATTCTCGGGCAGTGGGAGATTTTCAAGGCAGATGTGTCGGGGTTGGCCTCTGGCATCACCAACACATTCAAGAGTGTTCTCGGTATTCATTCACCCTCGACCGTCATGGCTGAGATCGGCCGCAATATAATGCAGGGCTTGTCTCAGGGCATGGAAGAGATGAAGGGGTCTGTTTCTGGCACGGTAGGCAGCATTGTCGGTGGCATCGAAAATGCCTTCTCCAGCCTTGGATCGTCCATCGCCGAAGCCATCAGAGGCACGAAGGAGTGGAAAGATGTAGCCCTTGATGCGATTCGCGCAGTCGCCAATGCAATTTTATCGAGCATGAGCTTTGGTGGTGGGTTCTTTGGTACCCTCTTCAAAGGTCTGCTAGGCGGCTTAATCGGCTTTGCGAATGGGGGTTCGTTCACCGTTGGAGGGACAGGCGGAATAGACAGCCAGCTAGTAGCTTTCAGAGCCACGCCGGGTGAAATGGTGGACATACGTAAGCCGGGGCAGGACAGAGGAGGGGGTCTCCACATTACCTTCGGCCTGGCCTCAGATGGTGCCCTTAACATTATGCCTGAGGTACGTTCGGTGTCGCGTGAAGAGAGCATGGCCGCGACAGAAAGCTTAGCCAAGCGCATTCCAGCGATGGTGGACCGCCGCGAAAATGTACGCAATACCCGTGGGACTAGGGCATAAGAGGGGGACCAGATGGTGGCGTATCGCCTTATTTCACCTCCGAACGGGTTGGGGCTTGTCGGCATTGAGCCTTTGGGCGGGCCGCGTACCATCGGTGCATCTTCCAATACGAGCATCGGCAATTTCACGCAGACGGTCGCGACTCCCTTTGCCGCATGGCGTTTCCGCTTTTCGTTTCATGTGATGAGAGGGGCGAGTTTCCGGGCCTATCGCGGATGGGTTACAGCAATGCATGGCGGGGCGAATGCTACACGCTGGCAATTCTTTGACCCTGATATGCGCAGTCCGCGTGAGTGCGGCCTTGATGTGCCGGCGCATGTCCGGTGGCCGGATACTCTACTCGAACAGAACTGGGGCAATGATGAGCCGTGGGCAAACGGTGCGCCTTGGGCAATCACCCCGCCCTTAGTGCCGATAGCATCGCCGTCCTCTCGTGATGATACGCTAATCACGCTAGCTGATTCCTTTTGGGGCCACGATCTTCAAAGAGGCGAGTATCTGGGGTTCCAGCCGTTTCATTTCGGCCTGTACATCATCACGGAAGTCATCGAGCCTGGCACATATCGAATATGGCCGCAGCTTCGCAAGGGACTTGACTTGGGTGATTACGCTACGCTTTTCCCGACGCTCGCCATGCGTATGGAAAGCGAGGAAGCTGCCACAGCGGGCAGGGAGCTTGTGGTGGCTGATGATTTGCACGTCACGATGGTCGAGGTTTTTGACTATGACGTGCGGGATTATTTCGTGGGCTGACAATGGCGCGTTTTTCCGCACAGGACCTCGAATATCTTTCCGGACCGCACGTTGCCCGCGCCTGGTTTGCCGAGATCGACCTGCCTGAGCCGCTGGGCGTTGTGCGCCTGCACAATGGCGTCGGGAAAATCACGGTCGGCGGCAAGGAATGGACGGGTGTCACGCATCCGGGCGGCATGCAGCTCGTCGGGTTGGAAGAGATTGAGGATCCACGATTTGGCCAAGCCCCATCTGTTGTGATCACATTGGGCGGCATCACAGCCGACGCGTGGAAAGAGATCAAGGACATGGCCCGCGATATCGAGGGCCGTCGCTGCGACCTCTACTTCGCGACCTTCAACCCCGAATATCTCGAAGTCGAGATCGGGCTGAAGAAGCTTTTCCCTGGCAGGATCAGTGCGCCGTCATTGCACCGGCAGGGCATCGGTGTGCGCTTCGCCACTTTCACCATCGAAAGTCTCTGGCAGAGCCAGAACTATCCCTTCGGTGGAAAGTGGAATGCCTCCGACCAGGAGCGGCGATATCCCGGCGACAAGGGCGGCCAGTTCATTGGTGTGAAGGTGGTGGAAATCTTCAATGGGTGATGATCTCGTCGCCCGCCTTGACGCTTTCCTGAGGCCGTTCGAGGGCAAGGAAGTCGAATGGGGCAGGGATGATTGCAGTGCCATCTGCGCGGCGTGGGCACGCGAGTGCGGCCATGATGTGAAAATCCCCGCCTATTCCAGCCAGGAAGAGGCGCACATGCTCATTCGCAAGGCGGGTGGCCTCGTGGCGCTGTGGGACGGCATTGCTGCCTCAGCGGGCATCTGTGAGCGCATTGGCGAGCCGCAATTCGGGGATGTCGGCATCATTCCGACAGACCGCTTCGGGCCGGTCGGTGTGATCTTCGGCGGGCCACACCTTTGCTGCTGGCGTCATGGCAAGGGGGCCTTTTGGATGGCCCCACGCATCATCACGAAAGTCTGGGCGATTACCTGATATGAAGTGGATCAAACTTGCCTTGGCAGGATGCGTCTCGCTGCTGGCGATGACGGCGCATGCGCATGCGGATTTCATCTTCACGCCGCTCACCTTCCTCCTTTTCTCAAGCCCAATCGGCGCTGTGCTGGGGCCGGGTGCGATCTATGCCGGACTTCAGATCGCCGCCTATGCAGCTGTTCTGGGCGCACAAATCGCCCTTTCGCGGCGACAGCAGCCGAAGATCGACCCCGGCCAGCTGAAGAATACGTTCCAGGAGGCGGAGACGCCCGAATACAATGCCGTGGGGCGGGTTCGGCTGGGAGGTCTGAAGGCATTCGGCAATACTTCCGGCCAATACATCTACCGGCTCATTTGGCACTGCAAGGGACCGATGGTCGCCATTGAGGAATACCATGTGGGAGGCCGGTCTGTGGTGGTCGAGGACAATGGCCGGGTGTCCTCGCCGCCGTGGGTGACGAGCGGCGGCTCCTACCTCTACATCCGGTCAAAAGCCGGGACTGGCAACGAAACCGCGTGGGACTGGCTGCTGTCTGCGTTCCCAAATCTATGGACTTCGGCGCATCGTTGTCGCGGTATTTTCCAATCGCTCGCCCGTTATCGGACACCCGATCTGGACAGCGAAGAGGGCAACAAAAAATTCCAGAAGCTGTATCAGGGTGGCCCGCCCGACATCATGGTCACGGCGCGGGTGTCGCCAGTCTATGACCCACGCGATCCATCACAGAATCCCGACACCCCGAGCACGTGGAAATGGACGGATAATGGAGTCCTCGTCGCCGTCCACATCATGCGGCAGTATCCAGACCTAAAATCGTCAGACTTCGATTGGTCATTTATCGCAGCCGAGGCCGACAGGGCGGATGAGGAAGTCGAGACTCTGAATGGCACAGAAAAGCGGGCACGCTGCTGGGGCATTTGGCCCTCAGAGAATCCGCGTGGCGAGGTGATGCAGCAGGTGCTCGACAGCATTGGTGCCGAGGTGGTGCTGAGCGATGAGGGCAAAATTCGCATCCGGCTGATTGACGACAATCCAGTCTCGGAAATGGATTTCCCGTCCAGGCACATCCTGGAGCTCAACTGGAAGTCCGGGCCGGAAGCTGTCGAACGCCCGAATGTTTGCCGTGTCTCCTATTACTCGCCCGAGCGCGGCTATGACATGGGTGAAATCAATCTGTCGGGCGTCTCATGGGCGCGGGTGCAGGACGAGATCGACCGTTACGGCGAGAAGATATTCGATGTCGAGTTGCCTTTCTGCCCCTCTGCCTCACAGGCACAGCGCATAGCGCGCAGACTCTTTCTGCAAGCACGGGCCGACGCTGGCGATATCAAGACGAACATGGCTGGCATGGCAGCATGGGACGTGACCTATGCCACGATCCGGGATGAGGATGCGGGGGAAGACATGCTCTGCCGCATCGCATCGCCGCGTGCGGACAGCCAAAGCGGCGAGGTCAGTATCCCCTATATCGTCTGGCCCAAGGAATTGATCGAAAATCCCTGGGACCCACAGACGATGGAGGCGCCACCACCGGAGGAAGCGCCCGAGCTCGAATACGAAAGCGAACTGCCCAAGCCTGCCAAACCGGCAGAAGCGACAGTGGTGCAGTATCCGGGTGGAGGCTACGAGACGCGGGTGAGATTCACCGGCGTCTCGGGTGGGACGGTGGCCGAGGCGCGTTACCGGACCTACACAGACGGAAATCCGAATCTGTGGCAGTCCATGACTGAGTATCAGGGCAGCGGTAACACCTGGTATGGCTGGGACGCGGCGGATGCGAGAGGCGAAAGGGCGGACTTCCGCACGCAGTTCTTCAACAGCGACGACGAGGGCAGCTATCCTTCCGACATCCTCACTGTCGAGCCTATGGAGATCGACAACACAGCGCCGGGTGCGCCTGATGTGTCTGTAAGTGTCGACGATCCAGGTGGGAGTGCCTTTGCGGATGTCACATGGACCATCACCGTGCCAGACCTGAATGCTGTGAAGGTGACAGTCGAAATATTTGTAGCTTTTCCAGAACCCACATGGAATGTTATCGGCACGATCAACGATATACGCCCTGGTGTGGCACGGGAAATCCAGGGAATTCTCGATGCCGGGTCTTCCGTTTCCTATCGCGTGGCCGCCTACACCAGCGACGACACACGAGGAGCTTATGCCATGGGTGTTGTGAATGTCCCAGGCGGAAACGACTGAGCCGCCACAGACAGCGCGATCTTGGCAAACCCGCTATAACCACCTGATACCACCTCACATCATGGAGTTGAGAGATGACCGTTTTCACGAAGACGGCAGTAGATATTTTTGCTGCGAATGATGCGTCGGGCGCTGCACGCAAGGTCGCCAATCACGATGTGCAGGTCTGGGGCACAGAAGTCGAGCGCGCACTTGCTGCGTTTCAGGCAGGCGGTGGCGTGGTCTTCGACAGCAAGGACCAGGCGGATGCCAATCTTGGCTATGATGCCAACACCATGGCGTGGGTCTTCGACGACGATCCGTCGCTCGTTGGTATCTACCAGAAGCAAGGGGCATCCGGCTCCGGCTCATGGCAGCGCGTGGGCGATCTGCCATACAGCTTCATCCTTGCCACCAACACCAACAGCGGCAATCCGAACGCAATCGAGGCCACCACTGCCATACCCATTCCGACTGCCGATGGCGGGGCGCTGATTGCACTGCCGATCGTCGCCGACAACACCGCGTCCCCTGTCACCATTTCCTTCAACGGCGAAACGCCTCTCACCATCAAGACGGCATCAGGCAACGACATTGCCCCTGGCGGGCTGACCCAGAACATGATCGTCTGGGGCTACAAGCAGGGGGCGAATTTCCGGCTGGCAACCGACCAGGCCAGCGCGGCCATTCAGGCTGCGGCAGAAGATGCAGCGGACAGGGCGCAGTCCTATGCCGCGATGCTTTCAGCCGACAAGGTCAAGTTCAAGACAGTTCCGCTGCTTCTTGCTGATGAAACGATGTCATACACGCCTGGTTCAGGCCTCATCGAGGTTGGCCCTGGCGACATCATCGAGGCCCAAGGCTTCCGCTATGAGGTGGCAGCAAGCGATGCGGAGGATTCGCATGTCGAGACTGCGGGCGGGGTGAAGCTAGACGCTGTAGCTGCCACAGTGCTCGACCCACGCCAGTTCGGTATTCCCCATGAAAGCGCAGATGTAGAATACGTCACCCAGCAGTGGCAGAAACTGCTAGATTTCGCTGGTGGAGCTTGGATTGATGGTGGGGGGCGTCTGTATGAGATTGACCGAATTTTTGGTCACTCGCATCAGCGGATCAGGAATGTCCGCTTCCTGAAAACGGCTTCCGATCAGGATAGTAATGCCGCTCTGACTTTCGAAAGTGAGAAGTGGGAATCTGGCCCAACACCCCCAGAACCATTAAGGGACATAGTGCTAGAGGATGTTGAGGTCGACGGGAACCGGGATTTCCAGACCAATATTCTAGCCGCAGAGGAGAACGGCGGGCGGCATGGAATTGCATTTTACGGTCGCATCCATGATGTGACACTGCGGCGCGTTCATTCGCATCATTGCGCTACTGATGGGGTGATTTTTTGGTCGGGTTATCGGCGCAATCCCGTCTATGAGGACCGGGATGATAACGACTTCTGCTTTCGCGATATCGTGCTCGATAGCTGCCGATTCACTTGGAATGGTCGGTGTGGATATTCACTTGATAGTGTCATCAACTTCACATCAATCAATGGAAAATACAACGACAATGGCCGCGACACTAAAGACACAGACCCGTTGGACCTAGATGGTGGAAACCGGAGTTCTTATGGCTCAAGAGCTAGAAGGTTCAATGGTGGTCCTTTCGGACGCGGGTTCTTCTGGGAGGACTATGGCCTGGGATCCAGTTTTGCGAACATTCTAAGCATTGGAGATCAATGCCATAGAAACGCACAAGGTTTTCTTATTCACTCGGCCCTTCTCGCGGACGACTGGCAGTTGCCGGGATACTCTCCTAGAGGTCCTTTTAAGGTGATTGATATAGACATCGATGAGGCTCTGAATGTCTCTGAACACGGCCAGCCGCTTTCAAATTATCCGGCAATATCGGTATATGCGCAAAACTCTAACCAAAACTTAGTGCCGTTCCGAGATATTAGAATATCGGGTCGTATTGAGGGGCAAATTTTATTGCGGGGGGTTAATGGGTTTAATTTTGATGGGAAGATGAAACTTTCCACGAACTATTTTGCCAAAGTTATTGTTAGGGATGTGTCGAACGCTACATTCAATATGAATGAGTCGGGGGCAGGTGTGATAGCTAACGTATTGGGTGATCCTATTTGGTATCATCCGACTATCAGTGGTGGCGCAAATACAACAAATATCACCTCCACTACACCGCGAGAGATCGATATCTCGGGGCCTTACGTCCTTAAATATAGCATCCGTGCCACGGCTGTCTCCAATGGGATCGTTAGCCTCACGTTCTCGCCACCCGCCGGGCATGACGTTGAGGTTTTATCAGCGTCTGCCGCTGACTTCTCGACCGGCGCAGCTATAGCAGCGTCCATAGCCGATGAAACTGTGGCTGTCCAAAATGCGACATCGGGCCAAGTAATTAGCTTTACAGTGACAGTGGCGGTACGCCTAAGTTGATTGCCTACATCATAGGAGGCCTCTATGGCCACAACAATGACAGTTGATGAAAAACTGGCCGTGATCGCCAGAGCGCTTCTGGTCTTGAGCACCAAAGCCACCCACACATGGGATTACGACGGCGAAACGATGGTGGGGGAAGGCGTCTCGCTTGATCCCGACATTGAGGAAGCGCTGGAGCAGATCGCCTCAGGGCAGGCCGGTCGCTGCCACCAGCCAAACGACAATTAACACTCACAAAGGAACTCTCATGTCACAAACGGTCTTCGCCAGGAGCGACCCTTATTTTGTCTATCGCCCTCTGCTCGATCTGATCGGCAAGAGCGAGGGCACAGACAAGGGGCGCGGCTACAATGAGACATTGGACTATGGGGCCTATACCGGGGGCGACGTTGAGCTTGTCAAGATGACGCTCGATGAAATCGATGCGTTGCAGACAAAGATGCTCGTCCATCCGAAAAACAGGCGGAACTCATCGGCACTTGGCCGATACCAGATCGTGCGCACCACGCTACGGCGTATTAAGAAGGCTCTAGGGCTCACCGGCAAAGAGCGCTACGACGCCCATATGCAGGATCGCATGGCCTGCTTCCTTCTTGGCTCACGTGGCATTGATCAATGGCTGGCCGGCGAGATGAGCGAAGACGCGCTAATCAATGCGCTGGCGAAAGAATGGGCGTCGTTGCCGACGACAAGCGGCAAGAGCTACTATAGCGGGCAAAGAGCATCGGTAACAGTGGCGGAAGTGCGTGAAGTGCTGGCCGAGGTGAGGCTACGTGCTGAGGGCAAAGTCCAGTCTCAGGGCAGGGCAGGGCTTATCACTGCAATCATTTCTGGGCTGATCGCACTTGGTGTCTGGCTAGCGAATCTACCGTGCAATCTCATTGGTGTCTTCTGTGGAGGTTGATATGCTGGGACCAATCGTAAGAATACTCTTGCGTGTCGTTGTCGGTGCTCTCATCGCTAGGGCGTGGATTGATCCACAAATAGGGCATTCCCTCGTCGGTGATCCAGACTTCGCCATGCTCATTGAAATGTTGCTGGCGGGCATTGTATGGGGCGCGACAGAGCTTTGGTACGTGATCGCAAAGCGCATGGGGTGGGCGACGTGAGCACTCTCATCGCATGGGCTTGGCCGTATCTCATTGCGGCGGGTGCGGCACTTCTTGGCGCCTGGAAAGTATGGGCAACAGGCAAAAGGGCAGGCCGGAATGAGGAAAGGATTCGACATGCTCAAGAGCGTGAAGAGAACCTCAATCGTATTAAGCGTGCTGCCAATGCTCGGCCTTCTGGCCGCGTGTCAGACGACCCCTACAACCGGGACCGATGACGTCTGCCTAATCTGGCAGCCCATCACCTATTCGGCCTCAGGAGATACATCCAGGACAGTGGATGAGATCAGGGCACTCAATGCGCGTCGTGACGCCTACTGCAAATAGCACACAAGGGCCGGGGGATCGATGAAGGAACCACAGATGAACGCACCGACATGGAAATGGGAATGGAACTTGAACACCCTTGTGGTGTTGGTCGGCTTCGCTGGTGGCCTTGTCGCGTGGGGCTATACCCTGGCCGATCTAAGGCAGGGCCGAGCCATCAACGAGACAAATATCGCCAATCTCACGGCGCGTGTCTCGGCAAATGAAATCGCCATTCGCCGTCTCGACAATCACGAGCTGCGGATTGCGACGATGGAAAAGGCCGCGAACGATGCGGCCGACACCATGAAATCGCTCAATGAGACACTCAATAATCTTGCGTCTGACATGAAAGTGACGAAGGAGATATTGCAGCGCCTCGAAGCAGCACAGAAAGCACAATTCCGCCCTTGACCATCGTCAGTTCGGCATAAGTCGCGCAGCCTTTGATGGTTGGCACACTCATCGTCTCTGTTCCTGCTCGGCGCGGCCCGTCTCGCCTTTGGAAAGCCTCGGGATGCCAGCACGGCACAGATAGGCTCCGAAAACCTCGTCGTGCCTCGCCAACTCCCAAAGAAAGCCGAGAGACAAGAGACCTGTCTGGTACAGGCTCACAGTTCTGGCATAAGTTGGTCGTGGGTGGGTCTTAGGACGAGGCAGGGAAGTGAAGTCAAACATCACTTGCCCTCCTCTGCCTCTGCCTCTGCTTCGCTCGGAACCTGCTCCATCCTGGATGGTGTGAAGGCTTCTAGCACCTCGTTGGCTATGCGCTCGGCCTCGGCCGTTTCTGGTGTTAGTTCGTCTGCCCAATCAAAGGCATTCTTGTACGCCTGCAGCAGCCCTCGCAGAGCATCTGCCAGCGCCTCATTTTCCTTTTGGAGAGTTCCAATCGTGTAGTGTAGGGAGCTTGTCGTGTGAAAACAGGTCGGCGCTCCAGTAATCAAAAAATCTTCGGGCATGTTTTCTGCTGTAACTTTCATCATCGGCCTGCTGGAATTTGGGTCGGCCAGATAAACATCATATCCTTCCGTCTCAGACAGGATCACAATGAGGTCGTCACCAGCAACCACACCAGCAACCGTAGCCCCTTTTTGGAGCCATTCCGGGATAGGCTCACCTTTCTTGATGCGCCAAAAGCGATTATCAGTCTGTTTCCTGCTCATGATCTTTTCTCCGTTGCCGTTTCCCTCTTGTAGGGCGCACCGCCTGATGTGGCTTGGATGATGCGAGGGCGTCGGCCAGCACACGCGGGTGAGCGCCACGCTGATGCAGCATCATGCAGAAGTTGGCGATGTCCTCGAAGTTGCCTTCGTTGCCCTTCGCCAGATGCTCGATAAGGAGCTTCGCGAGATATTCTTCGCTGCACACTTCCGGGTCGTTCCATCCGTAGCGGCCTCTTTCTTCCCGCTCCCATTTCAGTTTCGCTTTCATGGCCGCTGCGAAGCGGTCGACGGCTTCGTCGTCCGGGTGCTGCTCCGACTTGCTTGCCATGAGGGCAGCCCTAATCCGTTCAATCTCGTAAAGGAGATTGTTCTTGGTGACCGGATTGGTAACGCGATTAGCCTCACCCTCAATAATTTTCAGATGGTGTAGAGCTTCCTCCACCCTGTTGTTTCTCTTTATGTAATCAAGCCCTTGGTCGATGAACGCCTGAATGATCTGTGTGGCTTCTTCTATATTTCCACTCGGCTGCGGGTCGGCGGCTTCGAGGACGGCACAAAGGCCGTCGCGAACGAACTCGTTGAAATCCAGCCCCCGTATTTCAACCGGCATTGAGCCGTGAACGCGATAGCAGCCATTCTGCAGTTTCGGCCAAACCCGGTCCATGAATGCCTTTTCTGCGTCCAAGAGGCTAATTGGCGCCGGGGCGGCCGCTTCGAGGGCGGCTTCTAGGACTTCCTTAGCTTCGCGCCGCCACATCGGCCTGTCGTGGACGCATGTTATCCAATCGTCTCCGCCAAGCGCTTTTGCTCCAGCCTCGACCATCTCATCCGTGATCTGCTTATTCGACATCCCCGCCTCCCTTCACAAGCGAGCGGGCTGTGCGACGGATCACTGACAATGCGTCGTCAATGCGCTCAGCATCCGCAAGACTGTCCTTGGTCAAGCAATATTCGGCCTGCTTTGCAGCCTTCTCCAACTCCGCCATGCGCTCCACGAGCCGGTCGCGTTCGGCCAGCAACTCGCGGATGGTGTCCGGGTCGCAGGCGGCGATCATGTAGGCGTCACCGGAAGGACGATCACGCAGCGTACAGATGATCGTGTTATCGGTGGTGGCGACAGAGTAATAGCCCATGCCTGACCCAACCGAGGTGATCCCTGCAACACGCCACGGCCCCGATGTTGGCCCCATCTCAAGGGCTTCTCTGATCTTCGTGTAGCGGTCATTCATTGCTCACTCCCCTTGTCGCGTTGGAAGCGCGCCCATTCCTCTTCATCAACCATGATGCCGTCGAAGCCGACATAGCCGCAGTTAAGGCACCGATGACTGCCGATGATGCCGGGAGGAAAGTGCCCTCGAGTGTGGCTGGCCCCGCATGTGCAAATCCAACGGCGCGGCGGATAGCCGATTGCTAGGTCCAAAATCTCCGCTTCGATAGCCTGTTCGCGCACCTCGGCGTTGATCTCGGGATCGGGGTGATAGCTGATCTCTGTCATAGTCTTTCCCTCAAAAGAGGCAGGGCGATTGCCTGCCCTGCCATACAGGCATCAGTCCAGGGCCCCAGCGTTATCCAGCATCTGGTAGCAGGCGGATGCGACCTCGTGCATAAACTGGGTCGCCTGTCGACGCTTCCCTTCTTCCGACATCATCGCAGGAAGGTTATAGGCATCCATGACCAGCGCCTGCATGAGGCGACGGACATCCTTGTTTTCGGATGACTTTCCCGCGAGATCCATGACCACAGACATTGGCATTCCCTCATTCTTAGCTTCGAGGATCGCCAATGCCGTCACCTCTAAAGACATGCACGGGTCACCATTTGCTTCTGCTGGAGGGATAATTCCAAGGGCCAAGGCCGCGCTGATAAGCAGCTTTTTCATGATCATTCTCCTCTTGTAAGATTGCCCTTGCCTTCGCATTTGGGGCATGTCGCGGAATGACCGGGACAGTCGCTCTCAACCACCCCATCGGTGCAATTGCAGCGCGGCCAATGCCGGCACACAAAGACCCTTCCCAATCCAGCGCAGTGCCCACAGCGCAGCGCAGTCAATTTGAGATATTCGGCCTTCGCCTGTGCCCGATATTCCGGATCGGGATCGAGCATCATCGCACGTTCAAGATGCCGCAGATATTCAGTACGAGCCTTGGCTGCGTTCTGCAGCGCCACCAGCGCGGTGCTTCCGATATGTGTCATCATCTGAATTTCGCCTTTCTAAGTGTCATTGAGATTTTTTGCTGCAGTTACACCATCGCATCGTCAGACCCGGCCAGAGTTGCGTCAAACCGCGCCCGGACCATCTCGATAGCCAGCTGATAGACGACGCCATGCGGCTCGTCGCCATAGGCGTCGTCCATGGCAGCAGCGAACTCATCTATCGTCCCGTCAAAGCCCTCATGCGTAACACGGATGGTGCCGTCCCTTTCGACAAAGGCAGTCAAGTATCCATTTTCGGGACCGACAGGACCGACGATGATGTGGCCTGCATCGTTGCAGACCAATGCGTTGCCGGAGATCCATGCGTCGCCGGAGACCTGCGCATTGCCGGAGACCCACGCATTGCCAGAGACTAATGCATTGCCATAGACCAATGCGTTGCCAGAGACCAATGCGTCGCAGTAGACATTCGCATTCCCAGAGACCTGCGCATTGCTGTAGACCTGAGCATTTCCAGAGACATGAGCGGTGCCAGAGACCAATGCATTGCCGTAGATCCAAGCATTGCCGGAAACCTGAGCATTTTCGAAGACCCGCGCATTGCCGTAGACCTGAGCATTTCCGAAGACCCGCGCTTTTCCAGAGACCTGCGCATTGTCGGAGACCCACGCATTGCCAGAGATAGCAAGGTTCTTTTCGCTCTCGATCCAGCCACCCAGTGTTCCGGCTGCGATATTGCCGATGGCTGCCTTGGCACGGATACGGTGCAGGGTGATGCCGAAAACAGTTTTGGTCTCACCTGTGGACTCGTACTTGGCGTTTGAAATAACTGGCTTAGCTACCATCTCTTATCTCCCTCTGCCTGTCGCATGATATGCTAACGACGGCACTCATGCGGCCTCCACACAGATGAAGTTGCCGCGCCCATGATTCTTGCCGCCACAAGAGCATTCGCACTTCATGCCAGTGGCATTCAAGCAACGAGCATCGCACTCGTGCTTGGAAGGGTTGGACTTGTACTCGACCACACGCGTGGCGCGGATGAAGCCTGTCCAGCCTTTGCCTGGCACGAAAACTGGGTCAGAGCCGACAGGGATACCCTCAAACGACGAGGCTTTCGTGCTGGGGCTGCCGTCATGGCGCACCCGAGTCAACTCTACCACCTGCCCGTTTATGTCTGCGAAGTACCTGAACTGTGCCATCTCTTGTCTCCATCTGCCCAACAAGGCACTTTTTAGTGATAATCGAACTATGCCTGATTTCGGAGGAAAAGAAAAGCCCTTTTTCAGATTATTTCAAAATTTTTTTGTCATCTCATAAATCGCCTTCCGGCCTCGCCCTTGGGGCTTGTTCTTATTCTGGATGATCCATCC